TTCTTGTTGACTAAGGAGTTCTACTAATTGTGGATTTGCTATTAACTGAGTTGCTGCTCTAGATGAAGCTTTATAGATAACGTATCTTCTAAAGACTGGTGGTAGATCTTCAAACTCATATAAATAAACAACATCACATATAAGATCATCGTCAAATTCAAAAGTATGATCAACCTTATCCCATAATTTTCCGTTCTTTCGAATTGTATCTACAGCCTTAGTTCTCCAACCATCGTTAGCGTCTAGACTAAGTACATTGAGTGGTACTGCTATATGTTTAGTTGTGGGATCAGGTGTGAATTTAACATGCTCTTCACTGTTAAAACTCCAACCCTCACTTTGGATATCTAAATTACATTCAGTAAGAATATTATATATAAATGATATCTCTGGGTTAGTACTGATTAAAGAGCCAGTAGTTGTATCTTTTAGTTGGGTGATAGGAGACTGACCGATAGCTCCCAGTATTGAATTGACTGCGGATAATTCGGTATCGAGTTCATTTGTTTTGGAAGCCATGAAAATTTTTTCTAGTAAAAAAAAAAGGGAGACAGAAGCCTCCCTATGTATATAAAATATTAACCAAATGCAGCAGGTGCAGTTGCTGTACCAGCGTACAGTTCTACAGCAGCAGCAGGGTTTAGATAGTCGGCTCCCATAGCCATGCGTCCAAGAATAACGTCACCCTGATAAATCACGGATACGTCACCACTTGTTACTTGTACTTGAGGACCGATTGCTTCTACAACACCAGCGGCTTCTCTACCAAAGATAAGTCCACAGCTGTTCTCGAAGTCTGAAGTACCGTTACCATAGTTGTTAACAGTCTTAACAGCTCCTGAACCAGCGGTCTCATCAACCATTTCAACTTCAACGAAGTCACCTTTGTTACCTGGATCGGTAACACCTGGGTTAGTAGCAGAACCTGTACCAAACTTAGTACCATAACGTCCAAAGAATGGGATGTTCATTGACTTGTAGATCTTGATGCCTGCAATCTCAACGATTCCGTTTCCTTTCTGACGTGCTGTACCTTGCTCGTCTCTATTGATTAGTCCACTGTCACCAACTTTCTGGATTAGCTCATAGTATTGGCGTGGGTTAAGTACACCTACACGACCTTCAGTGCTAACACCTTTCTCGTCTAGTGCAGCTGCAGCATCATAGAATGCATTCACTAGTAGATCAGCATCATAAGCATCAGATGCGTTGGTTCCTGTTGAACCTACACGTACCTGAGTTCCACCTGGCTCGACGTAATTAGTCTTAGTAATAGGTGATGCTTTTCTAGCAGCTTTAGTTACAGCTTGGAAGATTTTTCTGTCATATTTTTCAGCGAGAGCATAACCAATCTTCTTAGAGATCTCTCCACGTAGGTCATAATGCGCCAATGTTTCGTCTAATTCATACACGAAAGCTGAACTGATAAGGAGGTCATCACAAGTGATGGTCTTCTCAGCTACTGGAGGTGCAGAATCAGAGTTACCTAGTATGCTGTTTCCTGGTGTGTGGTCGAATTAATCCCTACTTTAATAGGGTTCAGACTATATCATCTCCCGCTAGGGGAGTCGGACGCTATTCATGTATTACGAGACAAGCGTGTCTCACCATGTAGTCGTTGCACCTTCCTCTCACGCTTGAGAGGCTTGGCTCAGGATTGCCTTATCTTTCGACTTAGGTTTCCCTGAATTCATCCGATTTGCTATGTGTATTACTACACAAAGGAGCTACCAATTAACTCAGCGGTTGTGCGTCCTGTATATATGAACTGCAATGATTTGCCGTTCTTAAGGGTACGCTTCATCACAAGGTCTCTAGCAATTGTATTGTGCTGGAATCCTTTGAATAGCTCACCAGAAAATAGCTTCAAATATAAAGCCCTACGATCAGCAGTAGTCGATATTGCACCGTTTGCTGCACCTGGACCTGTTAACAGTGCGGTATTAGAACCACCTGTAGTCTGTTGTGCCATTTTCTTTTAATTTAAAATGTATTGAATGTATATTTACCCTTGCTAGCAAATTTAAACGTTTGTTTTTGTGGTCTATCCCACCGTCTAGACGGCTAATAGGTATCCTGCGTACAGGGCTAAAAGCCAAATTACAGAGAGGTCCGACATTGAGGTGCCTCTCTGCTATGGAAGTTTAAATGTAATA